GGGTCGCCACCCTGGCCGCACGCCCTGGTGTCGTGGTCGAGCGCAAGCGCGGCTATGCCGGCGTGCTGGATCGCAAGCGCATCCGCGCACGCGACTGCAGCCTGTGCCAAGAGTGCAAGCGGCAGGGGCGCACAACCATCGGCCATCCGGTCGACCACATCAAGCCCTTGTGGGCCGGAGGCAGTGATGATGACAGCAATAAAGAAACTCTTTGCATACCTTGCCACGATCGCAAAACAGCGATCGAAGCCAAGCAGCGCGGTGCCGGATATTGAAGCGCAGGTGGCGCGGCTGACGTTGCAGCCCGGTGATGCGATCGTAATCTCAACCGAGAGCCATCTGACGCGCGACCAGGCGGATCAGATCCGGGCGATGGTGCGGCGACCGCTGTGGGCTGACGTCAAGGTGTTGGTGCTGTCGGGCGGGCTCGCGATGACAGTGCTGCGTCAGGGTTACTCGACCACCCCCGACAGCATCACGCCAGTGTGCCTCGCTGTCGATCATCGCGCTCCGCCACTCGCGCCGCAGCCTCCACCCACGCGGTCGGTGCGCTGCCCATAAGGGGGGGCATAGAAAGTCTGGAGTCGGTTTGGTCAGACACCGACTAGTTCCGCATTCAGAGAAAAAAGTCCCCTTGGAGGAAATTGTTAATGGCTTTAACAGGCAAAAAGCGAGCCTTCGCCGATGCCGTTTTGGCCGGGCTCTCCAATAAGGAAGCGGCAATTCGTGCCGGTTTCAGTGAGAAAACAGCATCAGCAGCCGGGTCCAGAAATGTTAAAGACCCGGATGTTAAAGCCTACCTCGATCAGCGCCGCCGGCCGCCCGCATCCGCCGGCGTAAGCACACCGCCGGCGCCGGGTCTGGCCGACGAAGCGTTCGACATTCCGCCAACTGCGGACCCCGTCGAATTTCTCACCAAGGTCATGAACGAGCCAGCCGCGGATCTGCGCCTGAGGATCGACGCGGCCAAGGCGATGCTGCCGTTCAAGCACAAGAAACTGGGCGAGGGTGGCAAGAAAGAAGAAAAGGATGCGGCAGCGAAAGCAGCCGGTGGCGGACGCTTTGGCCTGAGGGTTGTGTAATGACGAATTGGACAACCGCTCTACCCGACTGGGAGAGTCGCATTGTTGCGCGCCAGTCAATGGTGCCAGTCAAGCCGATCTTTCCCGAGGAGGCTGAGGATGCATTGAGCGTGTTCTCGGCCTTGCGCATGATGGACGCCGACGGCAGCCCCACAATGGGCGAGGCATGTGAGCCATGGGTGATCGAGCTTGTCGAGGCACTGTTCGGCTCCTACGATCGCAAGCGGAAGCGGAGACTCATCACGAACTATTTCCTGATGGTCTCCAAAAAGAACGGCAAGTCGATGATCGCGGCCGCCGTGATGCTCACCGCCCTGATCCTCAACACTCGCCAGGCTGGCGAGTTCATCATCTTGGCGCCGACGAAGGAAGCGGCCGACAACGCCTACAAGCCAATCCGCGAGATGATCCTCGCGGACGACGAGCTCAACGACCGGTTTCAAGAGCAGCAGCACATCAAGACTGTCACGTGCCGCCTCACTCGCGCGAGCTTGAAGGTTGTGGCTGCTGACTCGGCAACCGTTACGGGCAAGAAGGCGATCGGTGTCTTCATCGACGAGCTGCACGAGTTCGGCAAAAACAGCAAGGCAGCAGCGATGCTGACTGAGGCTACCGGCGGCATTACTTCTCGGCCGGAGGGCTTTATCTTCTACTGCACGACGCAATCGGCGGAGCCTCCAGCGGGCGTCTTCCTGGACACGCTTGGCTACGCAAGGAAGGTCCGGGACGGAAAGGTCAAGGACCCAAGGTTCCTGCCGATCATCTATGAGTTTCCGGACCACATGCTGAAAAGCAAGGCGTACGAGGACCTCGACAACGCTTACATCACAAATCCGAACTGGGGCATCTCCGTAGACGCCGAGGTGATCGAGCAGAAGCTGCTGGAAGCGAAAGAGGCAGGTGAGCATAAAGTACGCGACGTCAGGGCAAAACACCTGAACATCGAGATTGGCCTGAACCTGCGATCAGACCGGTGGGGCGGCGCCGATTTCTGGGAGGCTGCAGTCGATGATGCCATCACACTAGACACGCTGATCGAGCGGTCCGAGGTCGCTGTCGTCGGCATCGACGGCGGCGGCTTAGACGACTTGCTGGGCCTGTCGGTTCTCGGCCGCGAGCGCGAAACTGGTAAGTGGTTGCTGTGGTGCCATGCTTGGGCACACGAGATCGCGCTCGAGCGACGAAAGGAGATTGCGCCGCGACTGCTGGACTTCCAGAAGCAAGGCGACCTCACCATCGTCAAGCAACCCGGCGATGACGTCATCGCAGTGGCAGACCTGATCTGCAGGGTGCGCGACTCGGGCCTGCTTCCTGAAGAAAAGGGAATCGGGGTCGACGCGGCTGGCATCGGCGCTATCGTCGACGAGCTAATCACCGAAGACCGCGGCATCGACATGAAGCAGATCGTCGCTATTTCCCAGGGCTACAAACTGAACGGCGCCATCAAGGACACCGAGCGGAAGGTCGCCGGTCGCGAGCTGCTGCACGCTGGCCGTCCGATGATGGCCTGGTGCGTCGGCAACGCGCGCATCGAAGACAAGGGCAACGCCATCCTGATCACCAAGCAGGCCAGCGGCAAGGCCAAGATTGACCCGCTGATGGCCGCGTTCTGCGCGGTTTCGCTGATGGCGCTGAACCCCGCCGGGGCGGCGGCGCCGGAAATTCACGTATTGGACTTTTGATGAGCGGACAACTGTTGAACCTGGAGGCGACCTCGCATAAATCGCGGGTGCTCGATTCTTTCCTGGCCGGTCGCGATGGCGCCGCAGAGCGCGCTGGCATCGTGGCGCTGGGCGAGAACTCCAGTGGCAGCATGTCGATGGGCGAGCTGGCCAACCTGCTCGGCGCCGCGAACCGCTCGGTCTCCGGCAAGTCGGTGACCGAGAGCACCGCGATGCGCGTCTCTGCAGTCTACGGCTGCATTGCCCGTCTCGTCGGCGCTATTTCTAGCCTGCCTGTCGGGGTGTTTGAGCGCGGCGAAAAGCAGGGCCGCGCGCCGGCGGAGGATCATCCCTATTGGTGGTTCCTCAACGAACAAGCGAATCCGGAAATGAGCGCGGCGACCGCGTGGAAAGTTCTGATCAATCGGCAGCTGTGCGACGGTGACGGGTTCGCGGAACTTCTCCGCCCCAGCTTCTCCAGTGGCAATGTGAAGGGCTGGCACCCGCGCCGAATGCAGCCGTTCCGAGAGGGCGGCAAGTTTTACTACCGCGTCTTCCCGGCCGGCGGCGGCTCGTACGTGCTGCCTCCGGACGACGTCATCCATCTGAAGAGCCTGGGCTTCAACGATGAAACCCTGCTCAGCCCAAGCCCGCTCTGCCACGCCGCACTGGATATCGTCGGCACCGCGATCGCGGGGCAAGAATACGCCGGGCAGTTCTTCGGCGGCGCCGCCAACTTCGACTACGCGCTGAAGACAGCATCGAAGCTGGACAAGGCCCAGCTCGAGCAGCTGAAGGCATCGCTGATCGCGCGCGCGCAGAACGGCGGGCGCGGCCCGCTGATCCTGTCCGGTGGCCTGGAGCCGGCGCAGCTGAGCGTGAACTCAAAGGACGCCGAAATTCTGGCCACCCGCCTGTTCACGGTCGAAGAGATTTGCCGGGTATTCGGCGTGCCGCCGCACATGGTGGGCCACACCGAAAAGACCAGTTCATGGGGGACGGGCATGGCAGAGCAGGGCGGAAACTTCGTCCGCTACGTCTTGAACGACCGGCTCAACGAGATCAAGCAGGAATTCAACCGGCGCCTCTGGCCTACAGGTGAGCGCTTCTTTATCGCGCACCAGACAGAAGCCCTGGAGAACGGCGATCAGCGTGCCCGCTTCGAGGCGTATCGAATCGCGCTGGGACGCGCCGGCGAGCAGCCGTTTATGGACGCGACCGAAATTCGCCGGCTGGAAAACATGCCGCCAAATACAAACCTGATGATGAACGTAGCTGGCGCGCCGCCGGTAAAGGAACCTGAATGAACATGAAGCTGCTCCAGCTATTGCTGGACAACCGCAGGCCAGATGCCAAGGCGCTGTCGCGCATCGAGGCAGCTGTCAGTGATGGTGATGAAACTACCGTGTACCTGTACGACCCGATCGTGGGCAGTCGCATGCTGGCCGAACACTTCGGCTACGTCTGCGCTCAGGAGATGGTGCCGTCGATCGATGGCGTGAAGGCCGGAACCCTGCGCCTCCGCGTGAACTGCCCAGGCGGTGATGTGTTTGCCATGCAGGCAATGATGAATGCGCTGCGGGCGGCAGCAGAGCGCGGCGTGCGCCTGATCGGTCAGGTTGACGGAGTCGCCGCGAGCGCGGCCACCGGCATCCTGGCCGTTTGCCACGAGGTGGTAATGGGCGCCGGAACGCAGTACATGATTCACAACTCCCAGGGTATGGCGATGGGCGACCGCAATGAACTGCGCGCGCTGGCCGATCTGATGGAGAAAGTGGATGACGGAATGCTGGCGGCTTACACGAACAAGACCAGCAAGCCAGAGGCGACGATTCGCGGCTGGATGGACGCTGAAACTTGGTTCACTGCCGAGCAGGCTGTCGACAACGGCTTTGCTGATCGCGTCGGTACTGCGGGCGCAAAAGCCCAGGCATCGGCCAGCTGGAAGCTGGATGCCTTTGCGAACGCACCGAAGCCACATCCTGAGCCGGTTGCTCCGCCTGAGCCAGAGCAGCCCGTAACGGCCCTGTCCACCGACGAACACCGCGCCCGCCAGCATCAACGTATTGCAATGCTGGCGCGCCTTCAAGTTAGCTGACGCGCTCTCGCGCCACTAGACCAGCCACCTCCGGGTGGCTTTTTTTATGCCCACCGGCCGCGAGAGCGGACCACCCCCTTCGAAAGGTTTTACATGACCAAGCTCGCACAACTGCGCGCGCAACGCGACACCGTGGCCCGTAAGGTGCACGACCTGAACAACAAATTCCCCGCTGACCAGCGCATGCCGGTAGCCGAGGCCGGCGAGATGGACAAGTTCCTGGCCGAAGTCGAGACGATCGATTCCGAAATTGCACGCGAGAACCGTATCGCCCAGCTGGCCGGTGAGAATCCCGACCGCCAGCATGACGACTCGGTGAATGCCGCTTACCGTGCAGGCGCCGGCGCGCCAAACGAATCGGCTGCGCTGCGCGCAATGCTCACCGGCGGCGTCTCGGCGCTGTCGGCGGAGCAGCGTTCGGCGATGCAGGCCCGGGTCAACCCGGACATTCGCGCTGCGATGTCGACCACGGTCGGCACGGAAGGCGGCTATACCGTGGCCACCGAATTCAGCCGCACGTTGATCGAAGCGATGAAGGCATCGTTTGCCGTCCGCTCGGCTGCCACCAACATCCAGACCGCCACTGGCGCGCAGATGCTGTTTCCGACCGCCGATTCGACTTCGGAAGAAGGCGAGATCGTTGGCCAGAATGTGAAGGTCACGGCGTTGGATACGACGTTCGGCCAGGCCTCGCTCGACGTCTTCAAGTATTCGTCGAAGTCGATCGCGCTGCCGTTCGAGCTGATCCAGGACTCGATGTTCAACATCGAAGCGTACATCACCAACCTTCTGAACCTGCGCATCGGCCGGATCCAGAACCGCCACCACACGCTCGGCAGCGGCACTGGCCAGCCACGCGGCCTGCTGACGGCTGCCGCCGCCGGCAAGATCGCTGCCACCGGCGGTGCAACGACCGTGAAGTACGAAGACCTGATCGACCTGGAGCACTCGGTCGATCCGTACTACCGCGCCAGCGGCAAGTGGATGATGCACGACACCACCCTGGCCGCGCTGCGCAAGATCAAGGACGACAACGGTCGTCCGATCTTCGTGCCAGGCTACGAGTCCGGCACGCCTGGCGGCGCCCCTGACCGCCTGCTGGGCCGCGAGATCATCATCAACCAGCACATGCCGGTGATGGCTGCAAGCGCGAAGTCGATCCTGTTCGGTGACTTCAGCAAGTACCTGGTGCGCGACGTGATGGACACCACGCTGTTCCGCATGACCGACAGCGCGTTCACGCTCCAAGGCCAGGTCGGCTTCGTGGCCTTCTGCCGTTCGGGTGCCAACCTGATCGACGTCGGTGGCGCGGTGCGCTACTTCCAAAACTCGGCTACCTGATCGTAGCCAGTGGCCGGCTTCGGCTGGCCACTTCACCGGAGAACACCGATGGCAAAAGCAAAAACCGCAGGCACCGAGACGACGAACTCGGATCTGCCGACAATCACGCCCACCTCGTCTGACCAGGTCGAAACGCTGGCCGATGGCGAGCCGCTCCCGGACGTGGTCGATACCCCGAGCCCAGATCTGGCGCTGGATGCAAGCGAACCCGAAGCCTTGACTGAACTGATCAAGGCCCGCGTCCTGGCGGCCAGCGCGTACGGACAGCCCAACGACGTCATCGAGATCGATGCGGCGCTGGCGCAGACAATCCCGGACGTGGTCGATACCAGTCCGGCGGCAGTCGCTTACGCCGAGTCGCTGGCGTTCGAGCAGTAACAGCAGGGCAGACCGCGATGACCCACCTGCACATGGCCCGCGAGGTCTCGACGATCCGCGTGTACTCCGCACCTGGCGGCTACGAAGCGCGCCGGCCGTATGACGGAATCATCACGGTCACCCACCTGACAAGCAGCACCGTGTATGTGCACGGCGCCGTCGGCAAGATCGACCGCGCGACGCATGCGCGCGCACTGAGCATGCTCCGCGAACTCGGCGTCACCAAGGTGATGTACGAGCGGCGCGGGCGAATGAAAACCATCGAGCTGGAACCACTCGACAAGGCTGTCTAAAAATATGGCGATCACCCAGCAAGCAGTAAAACTGCGCCCCAACGAATCGTATAACGGCGGCTCGTCTGGCCTGCGGACTTGCTGGCATAAATTTGAATTCGATGCGCCTTTTGACCAGGTGCAGCACCTGATCGGCAGCAAAGTCGTATCCGGCACGCCGGGAACCTACAAGGTGCAATTCGCTGTGACCGACGCTATTGCCGTCGACACTGTGAATAACGCATGGGTTCCGATGCGCGCGGGCGTGGCATATAACGACAAATCCACGAATGGCTGGAAGGATGCTACATTCGGCGGGGCTGCGACGAAGCAAATCGGGCTCGCGCCAAACGTCGGGAACAACAACGGCTGCATCCACATGTCGACTGACGTGATGGACTTGGCGAGCGTGCCACGGGCCGATGGGAAGCCGGGCGGTATTCTACTTGTCAAAGTCGTTCAAATTGATTCGGCCGGCGGCTACACGCAAGGCAGCAGCAACAGCAGCTCGTGGGATGGTGCACGGGGGACGCAACCGTGGTTTCGCGAGTGGTTTTGTAACGCCAGCAGCAATGTGGACGGTATCGCCAATTTGAACACGCTGCCGTCCGGCACGCCGTTCAACGGCGACTATGTATTTCCCGGCACCCCGATCGTGACCAGCACTGCGTCAACGCTCCCAACGGAGCTGCTTTTATTCACAGGTGATAGCCGGAAGTCTGCTGCGTACAACATCAATCGGTTTGCCAGTCCGGCGCGCATGGCGGCCATGTCGCTCAGCACCTCGGCCCGGCCAATCAGTACCGTCAATGCTGCCGGCTCGGGGCATACGCAAGCAAACTATTTGCTGCTGGCCCTAGACCAGATCGACGCGGGCGTGCGGCCTACCGTGATCCACCTACCTGGGTTCAGCCAAAACGGGTTCTCGTCATTTGCCAATTTCAAGACGGCGAATGACAATTTCATGGCAACAGTGCGTTCGAAGCCGGGCCTGGCCAACGTCAAATTCGTGTTTGATACGGATTACTACGTTGGGGGTTATAACGCAGCAACGGAAGCGGCTCGACAGCAGTGCATCGCGTACGCTAAGTCTCTGGCAAATGGTACGACCGTGTTCTGCTTCGACAGTGATGCGATCATCACTGACTATACAAACCCGAGCGCTCCGACGTTTAAATCCGCATATTTCACATCGCCGAATTTTATTGGTGGTGATGGCGTTCACGCGGGGCCCACGGGCCTCGACGCGATGACATACGGGGATGGCACCACCCCGGGCCTACAATCGGTCTACCGAGCAGCGTTCGGTATGGATACGGCCGTCGCTGACACCACCGCCCCTGTCATGACGGGCGCCATCACGGTCAGCGGTCAAACATCGAGCGGTTTTACCCTGACATGGCCAGCGGCAACCGATGCTGTTGGCGTTGCCGGGTATGAGGTCGACAACGGTAGCGGCACGTACGCCAGCGTTGGCACCGCACTGACCCTGGCTGTGACCGGCAAGGCGGCAGCAACTGGGCATGCTGTCCGAGTGCGTGCGAAGGATGCCGCCGGCAATTACGCGACGCCGCTCACTGCTACCGCGACAACATTGGCGGCCGTCGACACCACTGCCCCCGCGATGACTGGCGAGATCACGGTGTCCGCCATCACCACGTCGGGCGCCACGCTGTCGTGCCCGGCGGCCACAGATGCGGTTGGCGTCACTGGCTATGAATACAGCATCGACGGCGGCACGAGCTACAGCCTGATCGCCAATGCCGCCCGGTCGGTGGTGGTTTCTGGCCGGCCTGCAAGCACCGCGCACTCGGTGCGGATGCGCGCCTTCGACGCCGCTGGTAACCGCGCCACGCCTCTGTCGGCAAGCTTCACCACGCTGGTCGAGCCGCCTGCGCAGAATGCAGTGGCGGCCACGACGGTGGCAGAATCGCGCCGGGTCGCATTCCCGGGCGGCACCCGCGTGGTGGCGTTTGGCACTGTGCCGAGCGCGGCCGTGCCGAACGCGCCGTATCTGGAAGCAGGGCGGTGGTGGTGCGAGAAGCACCCGCTCGACGAACGGTACTGGGTGGCGAACATCACGGTCGATCTGGACGAGCGCAAGACCACTGCTGTGTCCGTCGAGGCGATCGCCGCCGGTGTGACGGTGCTCCAGCAGCCCGTCATCCAGGGCAAGCTGATCCCGGTGAAGCTGGGCGGCTTCAACGCCGCGACCGGCGCGTCCAACTTCTGCACATTCCGCGTGACGTGCGCGAACGGCGAGCGGTTCGACCGCACGATCTGGTTCAAGCAGCAGGTCGGTTCATGGTCGCTCAACAAGGATGCGGACGACGAAAGCTACTTCGTGGCCGACATCAGCAACGACCTGGCCGACAGCAACACCACCGCCAGCGTGGTGCTGGCGCAGCCGGTCGGCGTGAACGTGCTGGTGGCGGCTGTGATCCAGGGCCCGCTGATCCTGGTGAAGCTGGGTGGCATGGACACCTTGCCGGCCGGCGTCAATTACTGCGACCTGCGCATCGACTGTGCGAACAGCGAGCGCTTCTACCGGACCATTCAATTTAACAGGGT